TAGGATAAACAACAATATAAAATTTACAATTATGCAAAAAGTATGGTTTAGATGTGATAGGAAAAACGATAATATGTTCGTGTTAAATTCTTGTCTCGAAATGGATTATATTCCTATCGTCGGCGACACAATAGAACCTAGTAATAAGGATTTTATGAAAGGTACGTTTCGTGTAAAGCCATATTATTATAATAAACACTACAAAATAATCAAAGACTGTATTGCCTTGCGATTTAAAGTGGTAAGCAGAAAGTTTGATTTAACCCGTAATGAGTGGGAGTTGATATGTGAGCCAACATCAGAAAGTCTATTATATCTTTTAAGAAAAATAAAAACAACCAAATAGAGTCAATCAAATGATCTTAAAATAAAAAACCAATGAACCAAGGAAGAATACCACCACAAGCCCTAGACTTTGAAGAGGCAATACTAGGGGCTTTATTAATCGACGGACGCGCGCCTGAAAAAGTCCTCGACATACTAAGCACGGAATCATTTTACAAGCATGCACACCAACTTATTTTTAAAGCTATCCTAGAACTTTACACAAGCAATCAACCCGTTGACCTACTAAGCGTAAGCAAGCGACTAAGGGAAAAGAACGAGATACAGCAAGTCGGAACGGAAGCCTATATTATCGAACTAACCAACAAGGTTAGCAGCTCCGCCCGCATTGACTACCATGCCCGCGTAGTCGTTCAAAAGTTCGTGCAAAGGCAGATAATTGAGAATAGCGCAAGGTTAATAGACTTGGCATACCAAGAGAAAAGCGATGTATTCGATCTACTCGAAACGGCTTACGCGGACTTAAACCAAGTTAGTGAGATAAGCGTGAAACCTCAAGAGCATTCTTTAAGAACTTTAATAGACCCGCAGATTGAGAAAGCAATGAAGATTCAGCGCGGGGAAATAATGCCAGGGATACCGACACCGTTCTACCGGTTAACTTCCAAGATGGGCGGATGGCGAGAAAGCGAATTGATAATATTAGCAGCTCGTCCGTCTATGGGGAAAACGGCTTTAGCAATTAAGTATGCAAATCATTCGGCAAGGCTAGGAAATCCGACGGTTATCTTTAGTTTAGAAATGAGCAAGGAACAGTTAACCAATCGGATAATCTCAAGTGAGAGCCGATTAGAGGGGGATAAGTTCACGAATACGGGATTAACACCAAGTGAAGCGGAAACGGCTTATAAGTCGATGAAAGTGTTTAAGGAAATCAATCTCTACATAGATGACACTCCTGCAATCTCAATAGAGGCGTTTAAGATTAACGCTAAGCGCATGAAATCTAAATTAGGTATCAAGTTAATAGTGATAGATTATTTGCAGCTTATGCGGGCTGGAAATGCGAAAGGAAATAGAGAGCAGGAAATAAGCAAGATAAGCAGCGGAATAAAACAAGTCGCTAAGGAATTAAATATTCCGATCATTGCCCTAAGTCAATTATCTCGATCCGTAGAAGCGCAAGGAGGACATAAACGTCCAATGCTATCGCACCTTAGAGAATCTGGAGCCATCGAGCAGGATGCGGATGTAGTCCAATTCTTATATCGTCCTGAGTATTACGGACTGGATAATTGGGGCGAAGATTACAACGGAGAAAACACGGACGGACAGGCGGAATATATTGTAGCTAAGAACCGGAACGGGGGACTAGCTAGGAATCGCATAGGCTTTGAAGGGAAATACACGAACTTTTACGACTTAGAAGAACCTCAACTAAACAATCTGGACTTACCGATAGACGACTTTAACCAAGATCAAAACCCTTTTTAACACGAAAACAAATGAATTACCAAGAAATCCAAAAGCTAGAAAAGCTAAACCATGCTTTTGACTTTATTTGTCAGTACATGGATATTCCTGCAAGGGAATTAAAAGAAAAGAATAGAAAGTTGTCCGTAGTATTTGCCCGTCAAACTTTTTACTACCTAATGCGAAAGTACCACTACGACGTGCCATTTGAGTTAATCGGGGGATTTATGGGCTATAACCATTCGACGGTACAGCACGGAAATGCGGCAATATTAGATCGGATGAAGATTGAGCCTAGATTACGGAAATACATAAACGATTTAGAAACGGCCTATACTCCGACGATTGAGAAGTTTAAATACATCGAACCAACGCACTTAAAGGACACTACTATTGCAAGCCTTCAAGGTCGGATAGACAAGCATTTAACGGACTGGAAAGCAATAAGCAAATTAGTCGTAATCCTCTCAAATCAGATTGAGGAGATAAACCAGTTAATCAATAGTAAGTTGTAAAGAAATTCTTTACAACTGACTTTTGTAAAATTATTTTTTTACATTTGTCAGGAATTTAAACCCAAAACACCATGACACTAGACATCGAACTAGGACAAAAATTAGTAGTAGTAACAGTACACTACACTATTCAAGAGGGGCAAGCGGAAACGCGGACAGACCCACCCTACCCAACTACTATAGAAATATCCTCAATCGAGCATAAGCGCGAGGACATCCAAGACATTATTACGGATGAGATATTGGAGGATATCGAGAACCAATTGTATGATTTTCACGGAATAAGATATTAATATGAAAACACTAATGACCATAGTAACCAATAATTTTAGCGAAGGCGGATTTGTAACCTCATCAACTGGCGAGGACTTAAAAGCCGAGATCCGAGCAGAAGCCAAAAAACACGGAAAGAAAGTAACCGATTTTAAAACAGAGCCTTTTAGGGCGTAAACCAAAAACACATGGACTACCACACTTTTTTGAAAACTAAACAGCATAGCTTAGGTGAGTCGGGATTTGAGCCGACTTACTTTCCTGATATGGCTTTTGACTTTCAACGCGAAATTATAACACGGGCAGTCCGTAAAGGACGTATGGCAGTATTTGCCGACACTGGATTAGGCAAAACATTAATGCAAATTAGCATAGCTCAGAACGTAATACTAAAGACTAATAAGCGCGTTTTAATTCTTACACCTTTAGCAGTAGCTTTTCAGTTTATTATCGAAGCAGAAAAGCTAGGGATATATGATATTGAATACTCCAAAGACGGAAAGCACTCAAAGAAAATAGTAATATGCAACTATGAGCGATTGCATTATTTTAGCCCAGACGATTTTGAGGCGGTGATACTAGATGAAAGCTCAATACTTAAAAACTTCGACGGGAAGATTAAAGGACATATTACGGCTTTCATTAAGAAAGTACCTTACAGATTCCTTTCAACCGCTACACCTTCACCTAATGACTTTATCGAATTAGGGACTAGCTCCGAGGCTTTAGGTTATATGGGGTATATGGATATGCTTAGCAAGTTTTTTAAGAATAATAACAACTCAATAGACCCTAAACACGCTGGTGAAAAGTGGTACCTTAAACCACACGCGGAAAAAGACTTTTTTGCATGGGTTAATCAGTGGTCTATTATGGTCAAGATGCCTAGCGATATTGGTTTTTCAAATGATCGTTATGAACTACCCGAACTAATAACTAATAAGCATACTGTAACAAATGACAGCTTATTAGATATTGACGGCCAAATACAGCTATTTAATAAGCCCGCTAAGAACTTTAACGAGATAAGACATGAAGTAAAACAGACCATAGAAAAAAGATGCGATAAAGCCGTTGAACTAACGCAAGGAAAGACCTCTGTTTATTGGTGCAATCGTAATGAGGAAAGCAAGCTATTAAGCCAACTAGATAGTGATGCGGTAGAAATAATAGGTAGTCAATCCATAGATAAGAAAGAAGAAATATTACTAGCCTTTGCTAAAGGGGAAATAAAGCGACTAATAACAAAGGCAAGTATGACTAGCTTTGGTTTAAATTGGCAGCATTGCAATCATACGGTATATTTTCCAACTTACTCTTACGAGCAGTATTACCAAGCTATTAGGCGTTTTTGGAGGTTTGGACAAACTAAACCCGTAACAGTTGACTTAGTTCTTAGCGACGGACAAACGGCAGTAATGGAAAGCCTACAAAAGAAAACCGAGAAAAGTAAATTGCTTTACCAAAACTTAGTAAAGAACGTCAATAGCACCTTTACAAACCAAACACGAGAATTTAATCAAGAAATCATTAAACCAAGTTTTTTATAATGACTAAACAACAAACTATCACAGACGAGTATGCTATTTATAACGCTGATTGCATGGACGTTATTACTGAAATGCCTAGCAATAGTATAGACCTTTCAGTTTATTCTCCTCCATTTGCAGGATTATACAACTACTCAAGCAGCGAACGCGATTTTAGTAACTGCGAATCAAAAGAACAATTTTTAGAGCAATACGAGTTTCTAATTGCTGAAATGGGTAGAGTAACAAAACCAGGTAGAATAAACGCGGTACACGTTACTGACGTATTTGATAACACCTCTAGGTTATGGGACTTTCCCCACGAAGTAATAAGACTACATGAAAAACACGGTTTTGAATATCGCAACCGGATAACCATTTGGAAAGAGCCTTTAAAAGTTCGTATGCGCACAATGGTACAAAGCTTAATGCACAAGTTTATAGTCGAAGATTCTACAAAGTGTTTTACAGCTATGCCCGACTATGTTTTAATATTCACTAAGAAGGGAGAAAACGAAGTCCCTGTAACCCATCCAAACGGATTTAATCGATACTTTGGATCCACGCCAATACTACCAAACATTTTAACCGCGTGGAATAATCAGAACGGAGGTAACACCACCGAGGCTCAATTATGGGAACACTTGAATAAGAAGTATAAAAATTGGCAAGATCCAAAAACTAACAAACTATCTCACTACATATGGCAGCGATATGCCTCGTCTGTTTGGGACGACGTAAGGATTGACAATGTACTACCCTTTAGAGATAGCCGAGAAGAGGACGACGAAAAGCACGTACACCCATTGCAATTAGATGTGATTGATAGAATCATAGATTTATACAGCAATGCAGGCGAAGTAGTTTTTACGCCTTTTATGGGGGTTGGGTCTGAGGTTTATAGTCCAGTATCTTTAGGACGCAAAGCCATAGGAATAGAGTTGAAAGATAGCTATTACAAACAAGCTGTAAAAAACCTAGAATTAGCGGATAAACGATTTGAAAACGAAATAGAGCAAATCAGTTTATTCTAAACAACAAAAAAAGACCGCGACGTTCTCAACACAAATTTTTATCAATAATTATTCTTAATCAGGCTAAAATTAATGAATCCCACCGCCCGCGGCAGGTGGTTTTTCTCTCAAAACTAAAACGGAAAATGCCACAAGATAAAACACCACCATCGACAGGAAAGAAAAGCCTCGGAAGCTATTTAAAGAACCGCTACGACATTCAATGGGCTTTAGAGAATAAACATACGGAAACACTATTAACGAATCACTTTGCCCTTCATTTTGGGATATACGAGAGTAATAAGTGATTACTGATAACGACCTGTGTAAAATTTCGTGGAGCAAAGCGGAATGAATTTTAAACTTTGTTAGCGTTTCATTTTTTTGAGCGTTGGCATTTAAAACTAAAATATTATGAACCAAGACGATATGAGAAACAAGATGGATGTTAAAATGTATTGTGCAAAGCATCCCGATACAGAATTAAATTTTTCGCCTGATTCAAAAGTGGGGGCTTCATATGCTTATGAGATAAACGTTAAAATACTCATACACCCTTGTAGAAAATGCGAAAATGAAGTAAACAGAATTAAGGATGCTATAAGCGTATTTAGTGCGGTGGCAAATGAACGCTAACGGCAAAGTATAAAAACAGTAGCGATATGGAAGATAAAATATTTGATATAGTAACAGACCTAATTAAAGATAACATAAGTAAGGATGAGGCAATAGATAAGCTATTGATTTTATACAATGTTAGCGGTAGTTTGTTGAAATCTGAACAATGGCGTATTTGGAAAGAACTATGTAAAGGGGAATGTGATGGTGCATTTAGCAGTACAATAGAACTTGAAGCTGATGATGTGCATGATATGATATTTAAAGGTAAAGAAATTAAAGTTTAATTACCGCTAACGGTTTGGCTAAACATCTGCGACCAAAGGGAGTTGTGTTTAGGTATTGTTATATGCTTTTTTAAAACTTTCTTTATATATTGTTTGTATATGCAAATAATATATGTATATTTGTATAGAACATTAAAACAAAGAGATATGAATATTGAAATTGAAAAGCAAAAAACTATTGATTCTTTAAATAAAGAATTGAAAGAACTGGAAAATTTGATTTGCTTACCTGAAACAAGAGCAGCTAAACAAAAAGATGCAAGAATAAAAAAAGTGAAAAGAATGTTAAGAAACGTAGATAAATTATACGCATAATGAACGAAGAAAAACACATAATAAAAAGATTAGTTTCCTCATTTGAAAATATGAATGAGGAAACATTAGGTACTACTTTAGTTATAGACTCTATAAAAAAGTCACTTACTAATTTTGGTTGGAGATATAAAGCTGATATACCTAATGTAAAAGGTATTAAAATTAATTGTTTATTAAAAAACGGATTAATTGAAGAAAAGGAAGTAAATAAAGGTAAAGAAATAAATTCTACTTATTACATTGACGGGTATAATGAAGTTGTGATGTGGAAAAATAAACCTTAAATATTAAAAAATGAAAAAAAAACTAATAGAGATACCAGAAGAACTGTTTAAACAAATAGAAGCATCTGCAAAAAAGAATGTGAGAAGCGTAAACAAGGAAATTGTATTCTTATTGCAATATGCTACGGGTAACAAGTAATTGCATATAACGTTGAGTGTAACAGGTCGTTTTAATGCCTGTTACATATTGTTAGCATTAGTACGGATTAAATAATTAAAATATTATACAGATGCCATTTAAGAAAGGACAAAGCGGAAACCCAAACGGGAGAAAAATTGGATCAATCAATAAAACCAAATATATTTATAAGGAATTATACGATGATATTGTTGGTAGCTTCAAAAACGGATACTCCTACGTGTACTACCACATAAATAAAGAGAGCGGAGAAATAGTTTACATAGGCAAAGGTAAACACGATAGGGCATGGCGTTTTAGTGATAAATCAAGGAATGATGAATGGTGTAAATACAAAAACGAAAACGAATTAATAGTTAAAGTCGTTGTAGCAAATTTAGATGATGAAGAGGCTATTGCTATTGAAAGGGCTTTGATTAATACAAAGAACCCTATATTAAACAAAGGGTAGTATTACTGCTAACGGAAATAATAAAGACAGTACGACATGGATACACTAAATGACATTATTAGCGGATTAAAGTGGGGCAACTTAGACCCCGTAGAAGCACACGATAGAGTATTGGCTTTATTTGGTGTTAGGCTCTCGTTGCCTGATTCGGAGGAAATCACAGAAGCCGCTATGGAATATGCAGAAATAGACGGAACTACCGATGAGTATGACGAAAGCGTAAGGGATGCAGCGCATTTTGTGGCGGGGGCTACTTGGTATCATAAGAGAGTTAAAGGCAATGGAGCCTAACAATTGGATAAGTGCAGTATTAACCAAAACACCCTAATCTATGGGAATATGTGCGACTAAATGAATCGGATAAAATGCCATTGCGAAAAACCCGCAATAAAAAACAATCTTTGCAAGGGATGCGGAAGGGCGGAAAACAAACACCGTGTCCCAGTAGTCCAGGTGGATCTCGACGGAAACGAAATAGAACACTTTCCAAG